CTATAAACACCTGTTGCGGCATTTATAGTTGCTCCAGTAATGCTATCAGTTGTAAAAGGTTTAATAGCATAAACTGGGCCAGCTCCAGTTACTTCAGTGCTTAAGTTAAAAACCTTGAAGACACCAGTAGCTTGACTAAAATCTCCTCCAGTACCATCAGTTTCTGTAACAATAGGTACAGGATCATTTGTTAAGTATCCGTAAACACTTATGTTTTCTTCTAGCACTACGGCTGTTAGTTGAGCAGAAACAGTATAAGATCCAGGGCCTGTGGGGCCTACTGGATCTACTTCGTCTTCGTCAATAGCACTAACAAAAGCATACTTTACATAGTACCGAGTATTAGGTGTTAAATTAGGAATAGTTACGTTTAAGCTATTGCCAGAAGGCACACTTGTGCCTTCTGCATTATTAGGATTGAATCCACTAATTAATGAATACCAAACCTTTATAGCTACTAAGTCGTCCCTGACATCTGTTAGTCTAATGGTATCATATGGTCTGTCTAATACTAGCTGTAATGATTTTACGCCTGGATATAAAAATGCCGCCATGCTTATCCTTTAAATAATAGTTTTAACAACTATTGTTCCTAAAGTACTTGTAGTACTGTAATTACCTTGTTTATCTACTGCTCTACAAGCTACTCGGTAAGTAACTCCGGCTGCTGATAATCTAGGTCTTGGTTGTTTACGAAGATCAAACCTAGCTATACCGTTAATTTTTATAACTGTAATGTTATTTGTTGCTGGATTTGGAACTATTTCCCAGAAGTCTTCTACACCCGTATCTTTATACAGCCTGTACTCATAAGTATCAAAGTCAGCTGTTTTTAAAGCAGCATCTGGTGTTACAACAATATCGGTTTTATCTAAGTCTAAAGTTAGTAGGGGTGCGATTGATCCTGTTAGTGTTTTTCCAGCATTTGTAAAATAGAAAATATCAGACCAAGGTCCTACAATAGTTCCTGTTTTATTGCTATATCTTGCACGTATCTTATAGACGCCGCTTGTAGTCAATCCATTAACAGTTAAGCTGCTAACAGATTTGTCAACACGATACAATTGTGTTAAACTATTGCTTCCAAAATCACTGTTTCCTGGAATAATTTGTGATTCAATTTGTTCTGCTTGAAGAGTTAAATCCGCAGGATTTGAAAAACTAACAATTACAACGTTTTGATAAGTTCCACCAGAAATAGCTTCACTTAATACACTGTCGCTAGTTACTTGAGCAATTATTGGTGCTTGAGTAATACTGTTTTTAACAATGTCGTTGTTAACTAAAGTAGTGTTGGCATCGTAGCTTAATAATTCTGATAGATTAGCAGTATAAATACTAGGTGCGTAATCAACTAAAGTTAGCTTTGCTCCTGTTGAGCTTGTTGGCTCTACATTTAGAACTACTAGTTCTTGAGTTTCGTACCCGATTTCACCTAACATAAATAAGTTGTCTGCTTCTATGCCATCTGCTACAACAATAGGTGCTGACGAAACTAGTTTAATAGTACTAACAGTTACTGTGTTACCAGTGGTTAGTGTAGGGCTCGTAGCTGCTAGATCTATTGTTTTAGTAGTGCCGTTAGGCTTAGTCTTATCGTTTACTCGAACTAATATTCTGTAGGTTTTTCCATGAGTTAAGTTAACAGGTTCCGTTAGCTCTAATGTAGTGCTATTAACGATAGCTTTTATCCTGCCTGAAGCAACGCCCCATAGCGGAACATCATGGCTTACTTTAACCACATCTCCTCGATTACATACTAAGTACTCAAAGTCAGTATTTAGTGTATAAGTTTCAGGTCGTAGTTTTAATTGCGCATGATGCCATCTAGCCAAGAAGCGTGCTTGGTTAGCATTGGTTACGCCAGGTAAAGTTATACTTTCAAATAGTGTTGCTATTGTTTTACCGCCAGTACCATCCAGATTATATCCATAATTAAAAATAATATGCTCAGTAGGCTGATAAGCCTGCTCTTCGTCTACAATAGTTACTCGGAAAGCGTGTGGCAGTCTTGGTAATGCTTTTGTAGACTCAAAACCCCAGCTATTGTGTGGAGTAAAATATTGAGTAGTATAGGCTCTAGGCTTGTCAACTACAACAGACCATTTACCATCTAAAAATATTGGGCTTCCTAAACCTGCTGCACAAATATCTCGCAACATATCCATAACACTCATACTATTAGTAATAATGTTATTATAAGTTAACGGAGCACTAGAAGGATTATTTCCTGCACAGAACTCGTGCCAAGTTTGCAAAGCAGCTAAATCTATTTTAGTAGCCATTTCTGATGGGCTTATCTTATACGCATTGGCTGGGTGCATTAAAACATAGGCAAATAAACTTGCAGGATTATTGGTAGGTCTGCTTAGCCATTTTTGTGTAGCCTTATCCCAGTCTAAACAAATACTTTGAACTAGAGCATTTATTCCATCTACTGAGCCGTTAACTTTATTTGTACTCTGCACACGAATAGCAGTTTTAGCAAGATAAGTTCCTGGTGGATTAACAGCAGGTCTTGTATTGTCAAAGCAAGCCGCTGTAAAAAATATTACTTTAGAATACCTTTGAAAATCACCTTCTTCGTTTGTATCGTCGTCTGTGCGTCGGCATCTAACAGCATATCGTGCTTTAGGTAGTTGAGTAAAATACTGTGTGTATCCAAAAGCATCTTTTCGAGACTTAGATACTCCAGAAGTTCCAAATACTATTTCTGTATGTGTTGTAGCTATAGTATTTAAACCAGACTTGGTAAAAGTTATTCTAACTGCGGTAGCCATGTCACGTTCGCCTTCATTACCACCAACTAATTTAACAGTATGATTACCCGCTTCAAGGTATACATTAGTTGTAACAGTTTCACGCCAACTATTCATAGGCATAACTACTATTAGTTTATCGTCAATGTAAACGCCGCCAGTATCGTCTGCAGCAGCTTCAATATCATAATAACCACTATAAGGAAAATTAACTGTTTTAGTTATATTTAAAACATCAAATAAGTTACCAACATAATTTGTGGGGCGTATGCCATAAAGTTGTAAAAAACTGCTCCAACCGCTATATTTACCAAAAGTGCTGTTTACACCCGTGTATTGCGTAGAATTAAATATTTCTACTGGAGTAGCTGCTGAAGCAGTTACTTGTCCAGGAGGACTAACATCGTTCCAGACTTTACCTGCTTGAATAGCAATTTTAGTACCAATTATGTTTACTTGATCCGAAACGACTTGGTCGCCACTGCCAACTTGAACAGTTTCTGTTATAGGTGTAGGTGTTAATTCTAATCCGTTATAACCAACATAACTACTTAAATGTGACGTAACAGGCGTGATTATGCCCCCATTCGTCATAACTACTGTATAAAGCTTTAATGCATTAGGAGGTATCTGGGGTAAATGGGTATATGTACCGCCGTCTCCTATAAGACTCGCATAACTTCCTGATTTATATGCTGCTATCATTGTAGCACTAGGAGGGCCGTTTAAAACGTCTGTTGCAGCACCGTTATAACGTTGTACGCCTCCGCCAGGAAGCATTGCAAAAACTATGTGTTGGTATAAACTAATATCTTCGAAATTACCACTAGTAGGATCATATCGATTTACTATACCTGGTCTAGTAAGTGTTGTTGTATATGCGTTTGAATTAAGTTGATTAGAATTATAAGCACCTAAAGAATATGCAGCAGTATCTTCGAAATCCCAAGTAGTGCCATTGTATTTACCAAGCTGAATTTGAACTCCAGCAGTAGCTGGCGTAACTTTTCCGTCTTTTTTATTAATAGTTCGCATACCTACTGGAAAGGTAAATGCTACGTCAACACGTGTTGACTGTTGATTAAAAAATATATACTGCCAAGGATTTCCGTCTGTGGCATTATTAACTAGTTCAACGGATTTTGCAGGAGCTTGCTCTACATCAGAACCGTAAAGATCATTAAACGCTGTTTGATTTTCTTCTGGACGCCCGTATAGCGTTTCCGGCTTAGGTAAGGACATAGCCAAACCTTCATATAAATTTTCAAGGCGATTTGCGCCAACGGAGATATCATTGATTGAAAGCGGACCAAAACCCCAAGTAACCAGTAAACTTAAAAGGGTTGTATCTGACATAGTTTCAATATAAGGCGATGCAGCTAACATTGCTGTCATTCTGGCTTTGCCTAAAACAACTGGGATAGGTCCAAATTTATTTGCTTGATTGCTTGTACCTGAAAATAGATTTAAAGCATTAGGAGAGCCAGGATCATTAGTTGTAGGCTGACGTACAGGCATAATTGCATTTACTAATGCGACACCTGTTGCGGAAATAGCCATGGTAGCAGCGGTAGCTTTCCAACCTGTTAGCTGTAATCCTTGTACCCCAATTTCTGGAAATCCATTTGCAGCTAATTCTGGTGCTATAATAACAATTGCAATAATAAGCAATAGTTTAAACGTATCGCGACCTTGCGGTACTGCTCTATACGCAATAGCTTGTCCTGCTTTTACAACGGTAGCTGCCCAGTCTTCTTTGGCAATTGGAACGCCATCAACTACAACTACTAATCTATCTGTATACTCTGGGCTAAGATGATATTTGCTTTGTACAAATAGCGCAAAGTCTTCGACAGTTGTACCTGCAACTGTCCACTCGCGATATACGTTTGTTTTTAGTGGGTGAGGCCTGCCTACAACTTCGATTTGTGTATTCTCGCTGTATTTATAAACGCCTTCTAAACGTTTGTTCCACTTAATATTAGCCAGTGATTCAACAACACTGTCGCGACCTTCGCGGCAGTGCAAAAATTTGTTGTTACCTACGTAGATGCCAACGTGTGCAGGCTCTCCATAGATATTAAATAACACTACGTCACCTGGTGCAGGTGTAGTCGTTTTGTTCCACGAGTCTTTATAAAGACTAATAGCTCTTGTGACGTTAGTGTCATAAGAGCCATTATATTCATCAACATAGCTTGGTAAATCAATGTTTAATTCTTCTTTGTAGTAAAGACGAACAAGTCCCCAGCAATCTATTCCATCAATATCTCTGCCGTTATCTTTGTAACGCAGACCAATATATTTATCATAGTTCATTAAAATAGTCCTGGAAAGTAACCAGGTGTAAAGTTATAGCAAGGAAACGGCTCTCTGCTTAGATTAATCATATCTAAACTTAAGCTAATTTTATCTGCGTCATAACTTACACTGGTAATATAAAAATCTGCGAAACTAGCTTCAACAGTGTCGGGTGAGCCAGAAAGTACTAGCTCTAATAATATTTTTGTTGGTTTTGTGAGAGTATTGCGAATTTGGGCAATAAGATCAGGCGAAGCAAAGTTTAAAGTTATGCTGCATTGACCAACGCCTGCTTCTTGTTCGCCTGGTAACACTATTTCCATTGGTAAAAAATAGTAATCATTGCCTCGACTAGTTACACCATACACTATTTCAAGCTCAGTAGTTAAAGCTGGTAATCTACCAGTAAAACTGTCGGCAATACGCCCAACGACTGCTATGTTATTTACTGGGTCAAAAACAGTTAAAAGCATAATTATTGCTTGATCTGTTTCCGAGCCATACATTGCCCGTATGGCTTGTGGAGACAATCGGGTTAAGCGGCTCATGGCATTATTTCCATTTTTAAACTAGTAGACCAAAAACCTGGTGCAATGTATTGAAGTGTAAAAAATTCACCACTACCGCCAGGAATAATCCTGGCATCTATTGTAGTACCCAATTTTCTAGGATGTGGGAATGTAAAACGACTTACACCCTTTATATCGTCTTTAATAAAAGTTTCTAATCTATCACACTGTGCGGTTGTCATAATAAATGATAGTGTCATTTCGTTAGGGCGGCTTGCTCGCCTGCGCTGCTTAGCTGGGCCTGCATCAGTTTGACTGCGGATGATATTAACACCCACAGTCTCCTGAAAACCCTTTTGCGGCACTTGCGGCAATGTTGTTGGCCATGCAATTGGCATATATTATCTCCTTACCATTGAGGGACGCTGTCCATAGCTGCTTGTTAAGGCTTGTTGAGATGCAGAGCCTGTTCTTGAAAGTTGATCTGCTACCATGTCTCCAACGATAACTTCAATCTTACGATTACCTTTAGAATCAACTGTTTCTGTAGTAGTAGCTTTCTCAGATGAGTAGTTGTTAACAACTACATCAACCTTAGTACCGCCACTATCTGAACGTACTCCAAGATTGCCGTTGCTATCGCGCTTTAGGGGCATAATAGCTTCGGGACCTGCTTCGCCCATTAAACCTGTGCCTTGTGCAAATTTAAACAATGTAGGCTGATTTACAACTGAATTAGTAAACATTCCGCCTTTGGCGTATGTTTGCAGTCCAGCGTCGTATACTCCGCCTTTAGCCATTCCTGTGTATCCTCTAGCTGCTGCTTGCTCTACATTTAAAGTGCCAGCACCACCGCCAGTAAATATACTTAGTATACCACTTAGTCCTCCTAGACCTTTATAAAGTGATGACATTTGTGCACGTAATTCAAATCGAATTAAATCTACAATCATTTGGTCTACTAAGCTTTTAAAATCCAGCTTACCAGTTCTAGCAAAATCAGCTAACGCATCTGCCATGTCTTGGAAACTACCTTCTACAATCTTAGAGAAACCAGTCATTTTACTGCCAAGTTTTTCGTTTAGATCAATAGCATTCATCTTCTGTAAGTTAGTAGCTATTAAAGCCTCGCTTTGGCCATTAATAGCTCTAGTCATGTTTTCTACTGCTTCGTAATCACCTGCTAAAGCAGAGTCGCCGCTGGCTTCAATGGCTAGAATTTTTTGTTCTATTACGCTTTTCTTAGCTATTTCTTTATCTATTTTAGACTGTTCTTCGGCACTTTCTCTAGATACTCGACCCCTGTCTAAGTCTGCTTTTTCTTTAACAGCGTCAAAACTAGTTACTAAACCTAATTCTTTTCTATAATTTAATTCGTCTTCTGCCTGGCTGCTTTGAGCATCTGCTGCAGTTTTCTTAAACGCGGCTAGTTTCTGCTCTATATCAAAGCGTGCTTCTATTAACTTTAATTGGTCTTGTAGACCCTTATTGTCTTTTTCTTTTTCTTGTCTAGCTGTGACTAGTTGTAAATTTACTTCTGCTAAAGCTATGCTTTTAGTATCTGCTGGTGAAGCTAATTTAAGTGCCTCAATGTCGTTTATTATCTTTTGACGCTCTAGTACAAACTTATTATTTAGCTTTTCGTTTTCAAGTAGTGCTGTTGCTTTTACGTTCTGCTCTGAGGAAAATCCAACTAAACTACTAATTATACCTAATCTAGCTATATCTTGATCAAGCAATGCTTCGTTTAAACTATTTAAAGTTGTAGCTTGCTGCAGTTCTTGCGCTTTAAGTCTAATTCTATTCTCTACGCCTTTATTGTCTTTTTCTTTTTCTTGTCTCTCTTTAACTTTTTTCAATAAAAATTCTTGCTTATCAACTTCTAAAACTCCTTGATCAGAGTTATCCAGTTTTGCATTTTTTATTGCTGTTTCGTATCCAAGTATTTCTTG